AAACTCCCAAGGTCTAAAAGAGATGACCTTAAAGATGTTGGAGGATTTGTTGGTGGTGCTTTAAAAGGTGTTAGGAGAAAAGCCTACAATGTAGAGTCTAGAGATTTAATTACACTAGACTTTGACAATATAGAAGCTGGTGGAACTGAAAAAGTAATTAAAAATGTAATGTCTTTAGGTTGCGGTTATGTAATTTATTCCACAAGAAAACACGCATCTTATAAGCCTAGGCTTAGAATAATCATTCCACTTAGCAGGTCAATCTCACCTGACGAATACGAGCCTATTGCAAGATACATGGCAAAACTTATTGGAATTGAAATGGCTGACCCCACAACTTTTGAAACTTCTAGGCTTATGTTCTGGCCATCTTGTTCGGCTGACTCCGAATATGTTTTTAAATATGAAGATAAGCCAATGTTATCTCCGCAAGGGATTTTAGATAGATATGATAATTGGAAAGATATTTCTTCTTGGCCACAAGTTCCAGGAGTCGATATTAAACACAGAAGTGAGATTACTAAGCAACAAGATCCAACAGAAAAAGAAGGTCTTATAGGTGCTTTTTGTAGAACCTATGACATCTACTCTGCTATGGAAGAGTTTATCCCAAGAGCTTATGACTCCACAAATGATGACGACAGATTTACTTATTGTTCTGGATCTACTGTTGGTGGTGCAATAGTTTACGAACATGGAAAGTTTTTATATTCCCACCATGCGACTGACCCATGCAGTGGACAGCTCGTAAATGCCTGGGATTTAGTAAGATTGCACAAGTTTAGTGACCTAGATGATGTGGCGGCGGAGGGAACTCCAGTTAGTAGGTTGCCATCTACCACAGCCATGAAGGACTTGGCAAGAAATGATAAGAACGTTGTAAATTTATTAAATAAAGAGAGACAAGATGATACTAAAGAATATTTTGACATTATTGGTGGAGAAGATAATGTAACGAATTGTGACGGAATTGAAGATGATGACGAGTCTTGGAGACAGTTTTTGACTGCTGACAGTAAAGGAAATTATGAAAAGACTATGGCGAATATTACTTTGGTTCTAGATAATGACAAAAAGTTTAAGAACAAAATCTTCTTAGATGAGTTCGCCAATAGGGGCATGGTCGAACTACCTTTGCCATGGGAAAACGGAGAAGGTACCAGAATGTGGTCTGATGTTGATGATGCACAACTTGCACTTAGACTAGAAAAGGAATACGGAATTACTGGTAGAGATAAGATTGAAAGTGCCCTTAAAGTTGTTGCATTTAACAATAGAAGAAATGCCGTAAAAGATTACATCTTATCTTTAGAATGGGATGGAGAAGAGAGAATCTCTACACTTCTAAGAGATTACTTAGGTGCAGAACAAAGTGTCTACACCGAAGAAGTTATGAAAAAGTCTTTAGTTGCTGCAATTGCTAGAGCCTTTTCTAACAAAGGCGTGAAGTATGACACCATGGTTGTCTTTGCAGGCCCACAAGGTATTGGTAAGTCTACATTTCTATCTAAATTAGGTGGAGAATGGTTTAGCGACAGCCTTTATTCCTTTGAAGGTAAAGAAGCTGCTGAACTTATACAAGGGACACTGATTAACGAGGTTGGAGAGCTATCCGCTTTATCTAAATCTGAAACTGAAACAGTTAAGCAGTTCTTGTCTAAGACCCATGACATTTATAGGGAAGCTTACGGAAGAAGAACTAATAAATATCCTAGGAGATGTGTTTTCTTCGGCTCTACTAATTCAGAAAGTTTCTTAAAAGATGCTACTGGCTCGAGACGTTTTTGGCCCGTTAGAGTTGGAGAGGTTGCAAAAAGAAAAGACATTTTTGAAGATATGGACAAAGAAATTGACCAGATTTGGGCAGAAGCTTATACCTATTTTTTATTAGGAGAAAAGTTAATTTTATCAGAGGAAGCAGAAGCAATTGCAAAAGAAATGCAGGAAATTTATAGAGACGTTGATCCAAAAGAAGGAATGATAGTTGAATTCTTAAATAAGAAAATCCCTAAAAACTGGTACAAGCTAGATGTCAGGGCTCAAAAAGCTTTTATGAACGGAACGTTTAAAGAAGTCGAAGGAGAAGAATTAGAACTTGTGGAAAGAGAGAAAGTTTGTATCGCAGAAGTTTGGCAAATTTGCCTTGGGGGCGATTTGAAGTATTTAAAGAGAAGAGAATCGAACGAATTAATTAATATTCTTACTGGAATTGATGGTTGGATTAAGTCTAGAAAGGCTAAACGTTTTGGAACCTATGGTAAACAAAGAGGATTTGAAAGAAGTCGTATTATCAATTACGACCAAATTAAAGACGAAAAATTAAAATAATTATCCACAAAGATTAGTTCTGTTTTAAATAAAGTAATTACAACGGTTATATAAATTATGGAACTAATAATTGAAAAATTTATAAACTTTTAAAAAATAAGACTTTTAAGAAATTCTTATGGAACTAATAAATTAATATTAGTTCCATAAGCTAAAAAAGTTAGTTCCACAAATTAGTAAAAATGGAACTAATAATTTTACGCTAGTTCCGTCTTAAATAAAGTAATTGCAATAAGTATATAGATTATGGAACTAATAATACCCCCTTTCTCTATGAATGTAAAAAATAAGAATTTAAGATATTTAAGGTTATATATACAGCCTTAAATATCTTAAAAGTCTTAAATTTAGAACTATATAGAAAAAGGTCAAAATTAGTTCCACAAATTCATTTTTAAAGAAGGTGAGAAATTGCTTGAGAAGAATATAGAAAAGTTTCTAAATGATAATATAAAAAAACTAGGTGGGTTGACATATAAATTTGTTTCTCCTGGAAATTCAGGTGTGCCAGATAGAATTATTATCCTTCCAAATGGGAAATTGATTTTTATAGAACTTAAAACAAAAAGCGGTCGATTATCTGCACTACAAAAATTGCAGATTAAAAGATTAAGAAAATTAAAACAAGATGTGAGAGTTCTCTATGGGCTGGAGGAAGTTAAGGAGTTTTTAAATGAAATTACATGAGTACCAAAAATATTGTGTAAAAAGAATTTTAGATACCGAAAACTTAGGCTTATTTTTGGACATGGGTTTAGGTAAGACTTTAATAACTTTATCTGCAATTAAGGAATTAATGTATAACAGATTTTTAATAAATAAGGTTTTAGTTATTGCACCTAAAAAAGTTGCAGAAGCTACATGGCAAAATGAAATTGAAAAATGGGAAGAACTTAAAATTTTAAGAACTTCTACTGTACTTGGTACAGAAAAACAAAGAGTAAAAGCCTTAAATACTCCAGCAGATATTTATATCATTAACAGAGATAATGTTGTTTGGTTAGTTGATCTTTATAAAAACGCATGGCCATTTGATATGGTGGTTTGTGATGAGTTTTCAAGTTTCAAAAATCATCAAGCGAAAAGGTTTAAGGCATTAGCTTCTATCAAGCCACACATTAAAAAACTAATTGGGCTTACTGGAACACCAAGTCCTAACGGACTGTTGGACTTATGGGCACAAGTTTATTTGTTAGATAGTGGAGAAAGATTAAGTCCATCATTTTACAGTTTTAGAAATAACTATTTTACTGGGGATTATATGGGCTACAATTATGAGGCTAAGGCCTTTACACAGAAAGAGGTTACAGAAAAAATCTCGGATATTTGTATTTCTATGAAGGCTGACGATTATTTAGAGCTTCCAGAATGTACAGATAATATTATTCCAGTTGTTTTAAGTCCCAAGGCAGAAAAACAGTATTTGAAAATGGAAAGAGATGCAGTGCTTGAAATAGAAAACGCAGACGATATTGATGCGACATCAGCAGCGGCTTTATCAACTAAGCTGTTACAGTTGGCAAACGGTGCGGTGTATGATGAGAATAGAAATTATCATGAAATCCACAATTGCAAGATAGAAGCTTTTTTTGAAACACTTGAACAGTTACAAGGTAAAAATGTTTTAGTATTTTATAATTTCAAACACGATTATGAAAGGTTAGCTAAAGCACTTACTAAGAAGAAAATTAATTTTAGAAAATTAGAAACTAAAGAAGATCAAAAAGATTGGAACGAGGGAAAAATAAATGTGCTTCTTACACATCCTGCTTCTTCTGCCTACGGACTTAATTTACAAGAAGGTGGAAACTACGTAATTTGGTTTGGACTTAATTGGAATTACGAATTATATGTACAAGCTAACAAGAGATTACACAGACAAGGACAAAAAGAAAAAGTTATAATCCACCACTTGGTAACTAGAGGTACAAGAGATGAGGACGTAATGGAAGCACTAAGAAGAAAAGAAGACGTACAAGATTATGTACTAGAAAGCCTTAAGGCAAGAATTAGGAGGATTAAAAATGAGTGATATTTATGGACTTAGAGGATATTTTATTTGGCAAAGCATACAAAAAGAATGCGTAATCTGCCCTGATAAATTTAAAGATGGATTTCACATGGAGTATTCAACTATGGTAGACGCACCAGATGCTTATTTATTTGGAATAAGGGCAAATCATTTTAATATAGAAGTTGGTTGGTCTGAAACATCAGATTATGATGGAGAAGATGAAATACTAATCCTTGTTACTGCAAATCATAAAGGGGATAGAGTGTCTAGGATATATAGGTGGAAGTAATGAAAAAGAAAGAGTATATTGATGCAGGTAAAGAGATAGAAGTACAAGATAACATTAATCACCCCAAGCATTATGAACTTAAAGGACTAGAACCTTATGAGAGTATTGACGTTATTAGATCAAGTCTTGAAGATGGATTTAAATATTTTTGCTTGGGTAATGTTTTTAAATATATAATAAGACATAGATACAAGAATGGTATAGAAGATTTAAAGAAAGCAA